CGCCAAGCAAATCTGCGCCTAAGTCATCTGGCTTCAAGCCAAGTTTTTAGGGATTAATAGAATGGCCCAGGAACGCATCAATTACTACGGCAAAATTAGACCATCTAATATCGACGATCTGTCTGTACAGCGCGTACAGGCTGTTGCGGGTGTAATACAAGATGTCGCTGACATAGGCGTTTCATTAGTTACTCAGCAACAAAAGAAGAAGGCAACACAGGCTGCTGAAGTAGCTGCGGCTGAAGCACTAGAGACTGGCATCGCACCAGAAGAACAAGACCGAGCATTTAGCGCTCTCAACGTGTACGACCAGACTTACAACGATACACTCAAGAAGGCGTACCTAGCTGGCGCTGAAACGCAGGTAAGAGAGAAGATCAACACTCTAGCCACGACATTTGCCGACAATTACAAAGACTTCAACACTTCTGTTACTGGATTGCGTAATGGTGTACTCGAAGGTTTGCCCGAAGAGTATCGACCAGCAATGCAACTCACAATGGATTCCATTATTGGCTCACAGCGGTCTAAAGTATTGGCAGCAGAAAAGACTCGTCATCTACAAGAAGCAGACGATCAACTTGTCTTATCTTCAAATGACGCAGTAAATAGCGCAATTTCCTCTTTGCAGCAGGGCGAGTTTGTGCAGGCCATTCAATCTATAGAGCATGCTAATATTTTAGTTGATGACCGAGTTGCATCGAAGGCTATTAGCCCGGCAGCTGGGGAAGTAATCAAACGAGAAAACACGTTTAAGTTGCGTATCGGCACTGCCAGGGCAACATTGCAAGGTATCTTAGATTCAGATGAGCCTGGCGCATTTACCAATGGAATTAGTTATGTAAGTTCATTGCAGGGTTCGCCTGAGTTTGCTGATCTCAGTCAGGTAGAGCGCGATACATTGATTGATTCAGTGCGATCTGATTTAAGCTCGGCCCTATCTCTGGATAGCCAAATAACAACGCGCAGAGATTACGATCGAAAGGTAACGCAAGAACAAAACTATATTGGATTGGCGGCTGGCATTATTAGCGGAGATGTTGATGCGGGCACAATCTTAACTGCGGCATCAGCACGATTAATTTCTAGCGCGGATTACGACAAGTTAAACACCCAATTAACGTCAAAAGGCACAGGCACTGACGACTGGGATTTGGTTTACAACATTCAACAGCTAACATCGATTGACCCCGTTGGAGCGCAGCGTTTGATTGCACAAAACGACGGTACAAACTTAACTCGGAAGACTGCACAAAGTCTTATGAATACGGCTTTAAACAAAGGTCCATTGACGACGGACAGATACAAAACCTATAAGCGCGCGTTACAAGATAACCTTGGGCAAGTTGATTCCATTACTGGGAAGTGGACAGGCAAAGCAACCAAGGAATTAGCATCAATAGCAATGATTCAATTCGATGAAAGAGTTTCGGCGGGGGAAGATCCACAAGCAGTTTTTAATGATTTGTATGACATTTCCGATATTACAGGTTATTCAACAGCTGCCGATGCGGAGAAAGCGCTTGAGATAGTTACCAAGGACATCCAAAAAGAGGTTAACGCTCTTATTAAGAACAAAAAAATTAGTCCAGAGGAAGCCCAAATAGAGTACGCAAAAACCGATTTGGGTTCGCAAAAGTTAGCAGAAAAGATGAAAATAAATAAAATCATCACAAGGCTTAAGGGCTTTGAAACAGTTAATGTGGATTTGGGCGTTCAACCCGCAAGAATCGAAGCGTTGCCAGAAGAGGTAGTTAATAATGGCTAGACCCGGCAAAGAACTAATTGAAGCCATTGTTTCTAAGGTAAGTGAAACCCCAGAAAGTTTGCGCGAAGCTGGTTACTTAGGCAAGGACACCGAAGGCAGCCCTCGGAACATAAAGGCGTCAACGACTCGATATCGTAAGGCGCTTGAAAAAGATGAGGCTTTTCTAGAAGCAGAACGCAAGCGCTTTGAAGGGCAGCTTAAAGTTGAAGATTCTCCACAACCAGAACGACCGATTGTAGATCCAGAAGAGCTGGAAGGCAGTGTGCTTATGGGGCACAAGGGCGATACAACGAAGACTGGTTCAACTGTTACTGAGTTTGATGGTGTAGAGCTTGATGAGCCTGTCACTACGTTTGGCGGCCCTAAGTTCGGTTTGCAATATGACAATCAATCTAGGCAGCTTTATTGGGCGTCTATGGATAAAGCAGCTAGGCCATTCCAAAATAAAGCCGAAGCATTACAGGCTAAGTTTGAAATGCCAGTCAATGCTTTATATGTAGCGATGGGCAAAGAAGGCAACTACTTCAACCAGGCTTTCGCTGACGCAATGATCCAGGCAACACGCAAAAACAAAAAAATTAGCGATAAGGCATTAGACGCATTTGATGCAGATATGCGCAAGGCTCGTAAGGATTGGGTAGGTATTCGTAGCCCAGATGCTAGGTCGCAGCTCTTAGGTGTTGGCAATTATCCAATGGACGGTGCTGGCAAACTACGAGGCGAGTTTGTTAAGCGAATGAACAAGGCAGAGTATCGTGAACAAGGCTTTCCATCGGTCGAAAGATTACTAACCGCGTTTACTGAGCCTGATTTGCTTGGCGCACAGCTGGGTGATGCTGGTTACTCTATTGGTCAAGTCGGCATGGACTATGGCCTCGAGGACATTGCAACGCACCCATCGTACAACACCGGCATTGGGGGCTTGTATCGCGGCGGTTTTGAGCGGTCAGTACCGGCGAAAAATTTTTTTTTTTAAAAAAACTCGCAACAAAAAGATAAGAAAGTAAACAAAAAAAAACA